TACATTTTAAATGCTCTTAAAGATAATATCTTTATTAAAGATTTAAAGATTAATTGGAATCAGTTCTTCTTTAAAGCAGTTAAGTATGCATTAACTGAACAAAAATTACTTGACTGGGCTTTTAAAACATCCTTTATTAATGTAACTAATGTATTAGGAAACTTGGACCAACGATCTGTTTACAAATTAGACAATGAAGAATACTTCGAATCTTATGTAAAAGAAATCAAACCTTACCACAGTAAGATTAGAACATACACATCTAAGTACGATAGTTTAGAAACTGCAAATATAAATGTAACAGATTTTGACTTACCGTCTTATTTTAATACATTAACTAATCAGTTTGAAACAGTTACAATTGATACAGACATCGTTGACCAGTATCCTTGGAAATCTTGGAAAGACAACTACACCTATGAATTAACAGGAATAGAAGTTGCTAATCTCGGAGCAGGATACACTCAAAGACCGTCAGTTGTAATTACGACTGCTTCTGGAGATACTGGAACGGGTGCTAGTGCTGATGCTTACATTAAAAATGGAAAACTTTACAAAGTATTAATAACAAATCCTGGAACAGGATATGTTGTTCCTCCTGTAGTAACAATATCAGGTGGAGGCCCGTTTGTTACTACAACTGCTACAGTTTCGCCTGTTATCACTAATTCTACAGTGAGAAAAAATCTTGTTGGAATTAAATTTGACAGAGTAGGTGTAACAGATGAGATGACAAATCAAACTTGGATCGATACTTTCGAATGTCCTGGCAATACAGCTGAGTTTGTATTAACATGGTTGGCTGATCCGGACAAACTTGAGATTGTTCCTTTGTTAGATGGAAAGTTAGTGTTGTCTGCAGATTACACACTTCAATACTACACTGAAGAATACAATGGTTATCAGAAAAAATATTCTAAATTTGTGTTCTTAAGAGCTGTTCCTGCACAAGGTCAAACTTTTAAGATTACCTACAAAAAGAATATTAATCTTTACACAGCAGTTGATAGAATAAATTGGTTGTACAATCCTACAGATGACATGCCAGGCAATGAATTGCCGATGCTAATGTCTGGGGCTGAATATCCAGGAACTGTTGTTCAAGGTCTATCATTTGATTATTCTCCGGGCTACGGTCTTGGAGGTTACAATGGCGACTCTGCCTGGAGTGATTTAATCAATTACTATGCCGCAGCAAGACTAGCATCAACAGCTGAACTAGGCGATAATGTACTGTACCTAAATACAGTTACAGGAGTTGTAGTAGGACAGTTAATTAATATTTTAAATTCTTCAACTCAGAGAGTTCGAGTTGATACTGTTGTTGAGTCAGTTAATACATCTGCTAACTCTATTACAATTAGTGCTCCATCATATGGAATTAAGAAAATTGATGTAACAGGTACTGCTCCTGGTTCAACAATGACTATTAAAACTCGTACAGCGTTTAACGGAATAATGTCCGTTGGTGATATCATTCAGTTAACTGGAGTTACTGCAACTGGTTACAACGGATTTTACACAATTGATTCTATTCTAGACACTACAAGATTTACAGTAGAAGTTACTGGCACGTTGTCTACAACTACTGCGGGTGTAACAACAAGTTCGTATGCTACAATATCTCCAATTTTAACTACAATAGAATCGGGAAATATTTTTATTAAAACAGTAAGTGCAGATTATGTCTCTACTTCTTCTAGCAGATTAGAATTGGGATTCCATGCAATTGATGTTACTAATGTAGAAGTAAGAAAGAATGGATCTCCTATTCCAAGTGGTAATCCGTTAAGTCCTCCTGAAGCTGACTACTATTATCTAACACAGGATATTTTAGGACACGGTATTGTTGTAGTTGAACTTGAAGCTGATCAAACTTACACAATTGATGTTGATGTTTATTCTAGTCCAGTGATAGAGTTTTGGAAGAATGATACTGACGCATCTGGTCTTGACAGTTCTATCTCTGCTGGATCTTGGAATTCAGAAGGATTCCTTGGAGCACAAGGAATTAACCCTGAAGACTTAACCATTGACGGTTCGGCATTTTTAAATATCGATTCTGGTTATGCTCCAGAAGAATGTGTTGCCGGCACTGTTATTGACAGCGTTGGAATTAATGTTTTTACAAAAAATCAACAATCTTATGCATTGGTGTTAACTGGTGGAGTAGGAGCCGTAGAAGGACAAACTACAGAATTTGAAGTGGGCTATGCTATTGAAGATGCTGCCGGAATACTTGTACATAATGGCGCACAGATATTTGATAGAATGTCTACAAACTCATTTACTACATCAAATCAATTCTTTATCCAAGGTAACACTGTAGTAGTTGCACCGCAGATTGCAAATTCTAGAATTGGATACACTATTATCGGAGTCGGTGGCGACTCATTAATTGATAATTCGATGATGTTAGTTGAGGATCAAAACGAAGCTATCTTGTACAGCGTAGGTAGCATCTACGATGTAAGACAAGTTTATGTATTAGTTGATGGTCAGCCAGTTGACGAAATTACTACAACTACAAATTATGGCTACATGCTTGCTCCGGTTGGTGTAGACAATAATAGAGCATGTGTAAAGTTTTACAATATTCCTAGCGGATCTCATACATTGCAGGCGTGGTTCTTTAACACTCCTTACGAAACATTTAATAGAGTAAATGAAGAAACTTTCCAAGTATCGTCTGCAACTGATGTAGCATTTACACTATCAATTCCTCCAGGCATTATCGAACCTGTTAGCGCACAAGCAATTGTAGAAGTGGGTAGCACAGATAATCCTTCTCAACGAAGAAGGTTAAGCCCTCCATGGGTGAGCTATTATCAGATTGAAAACAATGAAACTGTTTTTGATATCGAAAATAGAGATCACTCTACTGCAACATACACAATTGACACAGTTAAAGTTTACGCCAATGGTGTACAATTAATTTCTGGATTTGATTATCAAATCAATGATACAACTAGTCAAATTGTTCTTTCACCTGGATTATTAACCAACGGTGATGTATTGGCAGTCATGAGTTTAGTCGACTACGAATATCTAATCACTGGAAATCTTTTAACAATTCCTGATTCAGTTGCTGCAAATGTTGTTGGTGCCGACGTTCGAGTAATAACATTTACTGATCATGATAATATGTTAATGCGTACAGAAAGATTTAACGGATCATTATCGAGACGCTTTACATTAAGTCGACCCGCACTCACTGAAAATTATGTCTGGGTGTATGTAGATGGACAGCCTATTACTGCTCGTTATGACTATGATATCTTAGATGACTTAAAAACTGTTCAAATTAACGAATGGGTACATTTAACAGAAGACAGCGATATTGTAATTACAACAGTTGATCAACCATATCATGGCTCACAGATCGTAGGGTATCGTGTCTTTAAGGACATGTTTGGAAGAAATCATTACAAGCGAATTGCTGATGCATACAGTACGACACTCGAAAAAGCGTTGAACTATTATGATACAGAAATTCATGTAGTTGATGCCAGCAAACTGGTGCCGCCAAATCCTGCAATTAATAAACCGGGTGTTATTCTAATTGATGGAGAACGCATTGAGTTCTTTAAGAAAGAAGTAAACATATTGAGTCAATTGCGTCGAGGTACGTTCGGTACTTCACCTGCTGACTATTCTGATATTGGTACAAGGGTTATTGATCAAAGTTTACAACAAACTATTCCATACAGAGATGTAGTTAGAACACAAACTACACTTACAAATTCTACCACTTACATTATTAGTACAACATCTAATACTGTAATTGGAAATGGAATTGTGTTAGATCCTGCTATTAATGCAGTTGATCAAGTTATGGTTTATTATGGTGGCCGACAATTAAGAAAATCTTCATTAATTCTGCACAATATGGACCTAGCATATGATACAACTCCTAATAGTGTTACAATACTAGCACCTGAGTTTACTATCAATACATCTACTCAAGAATTGCGATTAAATATTGCAGATGGTATTGTTGAAAGCACACAACTTAAGATAGTTAAATCAGAAGCAACAGCTTGGACTGGCACTGAGTCTATCCTAACAAGTGATGTGATTCAGGCACAATTCTTAAGAGACAAACCAACAACATTACCGGATAGTTACTTCTATGGTGGAGATCCTGTATTGGTAGAAGACAACAACACTCCATTAACCAACGATAGCGAGGAACCCTTAGAGGGATATTAACATGTCAAAAGTTACTCAATTACCTTTTATTAATTCAAGTACAGATGCAACTAGCTTTTTAGTTGTAGATGACAGATCTACAAAACGATTAAGCTATGATGATTTGTACGGTCAGATATTAGGAGATCTACAAGATGTAGTATTTACTGGTCCAACTGGCCCAGCTGGCCCACCTGGAACTGCTGCTGGACCGTCTGGCCCAATCGGTCCTACAGGTCCACTTGGCCCCACTGGCCCTGCAGGTGGTCCACCTGGACCAACTGGTCCTAAAGGTGATACTGGTCCTACAGGCCCTGTAGGAGTTGCTGGCCCGACCGGGCCTAAAGGTGATACCGGTAATGACGGAGTAAGTGATGTTCCAGGACCCACAGGACCGGCTGGCCCGCAAGGTCCGCAAGGGGTAGCAGGACCACAAGGCCCAGCAGGAACGCCCGGAGGCCCTACAGGCCCTACAGGCCCAGCGGGCCCGACCGGCCCTAGCGGAGGTCCACAAGGACCACAAGGTGTAACGGGTCCACAGGGACCACAGGGAAATACAGGACCCCAAGGACCTAGAGGATTGTCCGGTCCTTCAGGCCCTAGCGGTCCCCAAGGACCGCAGGGAGTTGGTGTACCGGTTGGCGGCACAATAGGTCAGGTATTAACAAAACAGTCAGTAGATGATTATGACACTATCTGGGCAGACAGTAGTGGTGGTGGTGGAATTGGTTTAGGATCTCGATCAGCAGTTACTACTGCTAGTGGTTCTATTGCAGCAGGTGCATCTGCAAACGTTCAGTTAACTGGATACAAGACATATCTATTATCTAAAGTTGTTACAACATATCCATCATGGGTTAGAATTTATTCAGACACTACTAGTAGAAGCAGTGACTCTTCGAGAACTGAAGGTTACGATCCTCTTCCTGGTGCAGGTGTTATTGCTGAAGTTATTACAACTTCTGGATCTTTAACACAATTAATTACTCCCGGCGTTATGGGATTTAACAACGATACCGTTCCTGCAGAGACAGTTTATTTGAGAGTTACAAATAATGATGTTGTTTCTAGAGACATAAGTGTAACATTAACATTATTACAATTGGAATCTTAAAATGACTCTTCGAGAATACGTTATTACTCTGCATAATTTTGAAGATTTGGATGCGTTCTATGATGACATGGAAACTCCTGGCGGCAATCTTTACATTCCTGGAAGGCGAGTTGAAGTTGCCTCCAGAAGGCCAGTAAGTAGAAATACTCATTATCTTGTAACTGAAGAAGAAGCGGATCAAATACGGAATGATCCTAGAGTAATGCACGTTGAGTTGTCGTTGGAAGAACAAGGGTTAAAGATTAAACCAATGTGGACTGAAACAAGTTCCTTTTACAATAAATCTTCTACCCTAAGTGCTAGCCATAAAAATTGGGCAATATTAAGATGTATCGAAGGAGCACAACGAACTAATTGGGGATTAGACGGCACTACTAATCAAACCGGTACTGTTAATACTACGTCTAGTGGAAGACATGTTGACGTAGTAATTGTTGATGGGCATATGAATCCAGCTCATCCAGAGTTTGCAGTTAATCCTGATGGATCGGGCGGATCTAGGGTAAATCAATTCAACTGGTTTTCATTAGATCCTTATGTTGGTGATAGTGGCATGGGCGGCACCTACGTCTACACTCCCTATTATGATGCAGGTGACCCGGATCTTAGTAGTGATAATAATCACGGATGTCACGTAGCAGGAACAGCAGTCGGAAATAGTTATGGATGGGCTCGAGATGCTAATATCTACAATATTACTCCTTATGCTACTGGCGCAACTTATGTATCTAATTTTATGGATTACATAAGAGAATGGCATAAACGTAAGCCGATTAATCCAGTAACAGGAAGAAGAAACCCTACTATCACTAATCATAGTTACGGACTTAGTTACACTTTACCATACACTGATATTCAACAAGTTAGATTCAACGGGAATGTCTACAATGGACCGTTTAGTATTCCTGCATTACAGGGTTACAACATACCTGTTAACGGAACAGATGTAGAATATCCTTTAAGATATGCACCTTTAGAACAAGATTTTATCGATGCAATGAATGACGGCATAATAGTAATTGGCGCATCGGGAAATGAGTATTCTAAAATTGCTACTCCTAATGCTAATTTAAGTAATGAATACAACAATTACATCTATGATGGTGTATATTATGATAATTATCTTCGAGGCTCTATTACCGCAGCCCCTAGAATGATTTGTGTTGGTTCAATTGGTGTAATATCAACTGAGTGGAAAAGTACGTTTAGTAATTGTGGACCTCGTGTAGATATTCATGCACCCGGTAGCGGAATAATTAGCAGTATTAATTCTCCTGCTGGCACCTCTGATTTAAGGAATTCTACTTACAAAGTATCAAAATTCAGCGGAACAAGTATGGCAAGTCCGCAAGTTTCTGGGGTAGTTGCCTGCCTAGCCGAGCAATGGCCCACTATGAAACAAGATGATGTAATGAATTATTTGATACAGCATTCAACTCCTCAGGTTGGCTCTACAAGCGGCGGCCCGGGGGATAATACTGATACACAGGGTTCTCCTAACAGATACTTATTCTATTTTAAAGATAGGCCCGAAACCGGCCAAGTTGGCCCAAAAATTAATCTAGGAGCTCGTCCTAGTAAAGGAATGACCTGGCCTAGACCTAAGATTTACAGATATGGAAGATAAAAATACTAACAAAAATTTATTGATAAATATCAATATGGATGAAAAAAACATGAGTAATTTACCAAAAGAATCTATTCCAACTTCTAAACCTAACGAAGTTGGTGGCGTCAGTGTCCAAGGTCACATTAAGATCTATGACCCTGTATCTAAAGAAGTTTACATAAACAAGCGTAATGCTATTCATTATGAGAACTTTTCTATTGCTTTAGCACAAAGTATTGCTAATCAAGGAGAAGGTCCTATTGCAGAAATGGTATTTGGTAACGGTGGATCTCGTGTTGATAGCACTGGAATTATTACATATCTAACACCTAATAATGTTGGCAGTGGTGCAAGTTTGTACAATCAAACTTATTACAAAACTGTAGATGCAAAAAGCGATTACTCATTAGATCCTGCACGTAATTTCATGGAAACACGTCATATTGCAGGTGTTGTTTACACAGATGTTCTTGTTAGTTGCTTATTAGATTTTGGTGAACCTTCAGGACAAGCTGCATTTGATAATGCTACTAGCACAGAAGGTAATTTTGTATTTGACGAACTTGGACTTAAATCATTTAATCCAGAAGGACCCGACACTGGGTTATTGTTAACTCATGTTATTTTCCACCCTGTGCAAAAATCATTGAATAGAATGATTCAAGTGGATTACACTATTAGGATACAAAGCCTAAGTACTGGAATTTAATCATGGCCGCAACATCATACGAATTAAAATTTTCAGACCCAACTAAACAACCGGACTTCATTACGGTATTGGGCATTAGTGAAGGCACCGGAAAAAATAACTACGACACAAGTTTGGATCTAGTTGGACCCGGATATGTTGCTTATGGCCAATCCGTTCAACAGAATTTTTTAAAATTATTAGAAAATTTCTCTAGTCCTTATGCTCCTTTAAACGGAATTGAAGGACAGCTATGGTACGATACTAGCAATCCTGATAGAAAAGTCTTAAGAATTAATAACGGAACAATTACAAACAACCGTTGGCCTAGCGCAAACGGAATATATCAGCAGTCTAATGATCCGGCATATGAGTACCTTGGAAATATTAAAGAAGGTGACATCTGGGTAGACACTAGCGTAAATCAGTTAAAAATTAGATACAGCGATAATTGGACATTAGTAGGACCTCAGGCGGCTGCAAGTGGATCGAGGACAGGATCAGAAGCTACTACTGTAGAGAGTAATACTGGTACAACGTATCCTGTAATTTTAAATTGGGCAAATGGAAAAGTTGTTGAAATAATTTCTCAAAATTCATTTGTTCCGAGGACTGTTATTAACGGATTTACGGCTGTCCAAGCAGGTACTACTTTAAGGTCCGGAACAAAATACAACGGAACATCAGAGAAGGCAGAATCGTTGTCTTTACCTTCTGGTGCAATTATTAGATCTAATGAAGTTTTAAGAAATAGAGTTTCAGGATCACAACAAATACATACAGGAACCTTTGTAGTCGAATCTGCAGAAGGAATTTATGTAAAAAATGCTTCATTCAATCAACAAATTCATGTTTACAATACAGGTAGTGGTGCATACATTGATTATTCTGATACGACTAAATCTTTTAAGATTGGTGTAGGCAATGATGCATTTGTGCAATTTAATCCAATTTACAACAGCGTAGGTATCAATAAAGCGCCTACTTCTGTATCACCTGCATTTGATGTTAACGGTAGTGCTGCATTTTCTGGTTCAGTTACAGTTAACTCAACTGCAACAACTTCTTTGACAGTTGCAGGTGGCGCAACAATTAGTAAAAATTTGTTAGTTAGTGGAACTGTTCGAGTCATTGGAACTTCGACGTTTAATAAACCATTGGTAATTACATTAACTCCTGGATTTGGAAGTGCGATTTCTGTAAACACCAGCACCTATGACATTGGATCTTCAGCAATACCATTTAGAACTGTTTATGCTAAACAATTGGGTGATAGTGCAAATACAGCAAGTACAAATGTTTACGGAACCTTTCACGGATTAATAGCCAGCGATGCTAGATTATCTAGCAGGAATTTTAAAATTCAAGGTCAGGTAACTGCTACTAGCGTTTCTTGGAATGCAACAGCCGATGCAGTGTTTAACACTACGTTAACAGCTGGTGCTATCGATAATCAAACTAGTCTTGCATCTGCAAAATCTACTTCAACATTGTTAATTTCCGGTGGTAATTCGATTTACAAAATTACCAAAGGTGATTTACTAAGTGATTTGTATTCTACATTATTAACTACGGGAATGATAATTCCATATGGCGGCACAACTGCACCTGCTAATTTCTTATTATGCAACGGATCAACATACAGTCAAGGAACTTATCCTGCATTGTATGCTGTGATTGGGACAACATATGGCACAGGCGCTCCAGGTACATTTAAAGTTCCTAATATGACAGGTGTTACAAATGCAGTTGGATCCATTCCTGTTAACTACATCATAAAGACATAAGAACATGGCATATATAATTTACAACGGTGATGGCGATATTTTATTAACAATGCCTGATGGCGAAATTGATAGTTCTACTACAAGTTTAGATCTAATTGGAAAAAACGTTAATAATTACGGACAGTCATTTAATAACAACATGGTTAAGCTGTTAACCAGTTTTGCTTCGGCTGATGGAAATCAACCGTTAAGTCCTCAAATTGGTCAACTATGGTTCAACAAAACTTCTAGTAGGTTGACCGTGTATGATGGTGATTCTTTTAAACCTACTTACGGATCTACAGTAGCAGGCACCTCTCCTATTACAACCAGTACAGGCGACTTGTGGTTTGATACTATTAACGGGCAATTAAATATTTGGGACGGTGATGAGTTTCAATTAGTAGGTCCTGCTGTTTCTACTGTACATGGACGGTTTGGACTAACTCCACCGTCTGCGACTATTAGAGATTATGGAAGTAACATTCCTCAGAAAGTTGGAGTGTTCTATTCATATGGGGATGCAGTTGCATTAACTACAACATCTTCATTCCAAATGTCTGCTAATACATCTTCTGTTTACTTCGGTGTTAGTACAGTAACTAATGTAGTCAAAGGATTAACAGTTTTTAACAATTTAGATGTAAGAGGTGATGTCTACGTAGAAGGCAACAGACAAGTTCCTCCTAATAAAACATTGGCCGTCAATTATGACATTTCTCCTTGGGGAACACCTAATAATCCTACAGCTATTAATAACGGGAATGTTGCCATTGCTGCCGATTTAGAAATGATGTTTCCGTTATCAACTTCTACATACAACACTTATTATTATCCTGTAGGATCTGAAGTTAGGGTTCTTTGTCAAGAAGGCGGAGGAGGAGCGACATCTGTTAGAAGATTTATTGCTATTAGCGGGCCACTGCGTTGGGCTCCTAATACTACATTGTACTATTCTACATCAACCGCGGCTAATAATATAGTAGTCTAAGGAAAAATAAATGCCATACATTCTTAATAAAACAAACGGTACAATCGTAGCAACGGTACAAGATGCATCTCTTGACTTAACTACTGATCTGTCTTTTGTTGGTAGAAACTATGCAGGCTACGGTGAAATTCAAAATGAAAATTTCTTAAAATTATTAGAAAATTTTGCAAATTCAACATCCCCTGCTAAACCAATAGACGGTCAAATTTGGTACAATAGTACAACAAAACAACTTAACATTTATGACGGTAGTAACTGGAAAGGTGTTTCTAATTTACAAGTTTCAGCCGAAAGCCCTGATGCTTTACAAAATTTTGAACAAGGCGATCTTTGGTTTGATACCACTGAAGAGCAATTACACGTTTACAACGGTTCTTCCTTTATTCTTGTTGGTCCATTAAGCGGTGCAGATAGTAGAGCACAATGGAGAGGTTCTTATGAGTACAGTAAAGAAGAAGAAGGTCTTCCTAAGTATAATATTAAAGCGGTAGTAGGATCAGGTAACGAAGTAATTGCTATTGTATCTGCTGATTTTTATGAATTATCTCAAGACTTAGTTAGTCCTAGCTTTCCTATCTATCCAGGAACAACAGTTCTTAAAAAAGGAATTACACTAGCAGGTGCCAACCCGATAACCGGAATTTCAGCGACTACTAGCAGTACAGGTGTACTACTTTGGGGAACTTCTGCTCATTCTTTAGTTACTGAGGTTGCTGATAGAGCGTTAACAGTGGAATTAAACACTTCACCTACTAATAATCAAGAATACGCTATTCCATTTTCTGATAATGTTTTAACTTATCAAAACACAGCTTTTACATTTAATCCTTCAACAAATACTGTAACAGCTGATAATTTTGATGGAATTGCTTCTAGTGCATTGTATGCAGACTTGGCAGAAAAATATCTTGCAGATCAAGAATATGAAATGGGAACTGTAGTATCAGTGGGCGGCGAAAAAGAAATCACAGCTAGCACCTATGGAGATCGTGCAATTGGAGTTGTATCTGCAAATCCTGCATATCTAATGAATAAAGGTCTTGTTAAAGGAACGCCAGTTGCCTTAAAGGGTCGTGTACCGGTTAAAATAACCGGTCCTGTAACTAAAAAAGATCGTTTAGTAGCAAACAACAACGGAACAGCATCGGCTGTTAGCGGTTCACCTCAAGACGCAATGAATGTCTTTGCTATTGCACTCGAAACTAACGCCGACGCTGGCGTTAAATTTATCGAGTGTGTAATTCTTTAAACAGCCATTGGGGCTTTGATAGCCTCGTGGCTTGTGTAGTTTTCTAGTTCGATATCTTCCATTTTAAATTCAGTTACATCTTCGATGTCTTGATTTAATTTTAATACTGGTAGTGGAAAAGGCTTTCTGGTTAATTGCTCTTTTACTTGCTCAACATGATTTTCATAAATGTGAGCATCGCCCAACACAATAACAAGTTCCCCTACTCCTAGATCACACGCTTGTGCAATCATGTGTGTAAACAATGCGTATGATGCAATGTTAAAAGGAACACCTAAAAACATATCTGCACTACGTTGATACATTTGGCAGCTGAGTTTCTTATCCTTGCTTACATAAAACTGTGCCATCATATGGCATGGTGGCAGCGCCATTGAATCTAGTTCTCCTGGATTCCATGCAGTGATAACATGTCGACGACCGTAAGGATCTTTTTTAAGACCATTAATCAATGTCTGTAACTGATCAACGTGCTTGACTGCCATCCTATTTGTACCAAATACTGGAGCACGCCATGTACGCCATTGTACTCCGTAGACTCTTCCGAGGTCTCCTTTAAATCGTGCTTTTGGTTTCCAGTAGTCGGCGTTTGCGTTTCCTGACCAAATAGTATTTTCTGGACTATTACGGCTACCGTGTAGAATTTCTTTTAAACGATTCTCATCACCGCTGCCTTCAATGAACCAAAGTAATTCGCTCTTACAAGCCTTCCATGCTAATTTTTTTGTAGTAATTGCTGGAAATCCTTGTGACAAATTAAAACGCATCTGTACACCAAATTTGCTAATAGTTCCGACACCAGTTCTATCAGGACGATGTTCTCCTGTTTCTAGGATGTCTTTTAACGCTTTAAGATATTCTTGTTCTGGATGTGTCATAGATTGTATTCTTTTATTGTGTATTTTATTGGATCATTAAATGTAGCATGTTCTTTAACTTTTGTAAAGTGATTTTTTACATAGTCTAAATCAAAGAACTTGTCGCACTTGTAATCTGCATCAATTTCTGTTACATAAAATCTATCAATGATATCGAGATATTGCTCATAAATGGCACTTCCGCCTATGATGAATATTTCTTTATCGGGATATTCAACTGCACAATAATCTAATGCGCTACCACAATCGTCAAACGTGTGATCACCTAATTCTCGTTTCCTGCTTATCACTACATTAATTCTATTCGGTAAAGATTTACCTAAACTGTCATATGTAGTTGAGCCCATAATAATAACCTGGTTGGTAGTCATTTGTCTGAACCAAGACATATCACCTTTAAGGTGAGGCCAGGGCATCTGACCATTAAATCCGATGCCCTGACTTTTTTCTACTGCTACTAAACAGTTGATCAATTAAGCCTCAGCTTTTGTTGCCTTAGCTGCCTTCTTAACTGGCGGAGCCATTTCGTCTGCCTTACGGCGCATTTCTGCAGCCTGCTTGGAAAGTTTGTCTGCCATCGAACGAAGATCTGACGCAGTTACAGGAGCTTCATTAACAATTGGCTCAACTGTAATAGGAGCTTCGTCGATAATGATTTCTTCTACTGGCCGAGAACTCTTTGTATCTTTCTTAGCAGGAGTTGTAGTATTGTCGGAGACTGCTAGGTCCTCGACTTTAATACCTTTTTGGTCTGCAATTAATTGATTAAGTTCGTTCAACTGAATTGTATTCTGTTTACTAGGAGTCATAATCACAAGGTTAGTGGGAACTTTTTTCAGATGTCCTCGAGCATGTAACCATTGTAGTATAACTTCTCCATCTGGAAAACGGCGAGAAGCTAAAACGTCAGCTAACTCATTTGCCTGTTGTCCGGAGTCGCTCTCAATAACTCCCATTAGGGAGTCGTGGTACGCATCAGGTAAACCGTTAGTGCCAACTACTAAGGCATTGTTAGGTTCTCCCGGTAGTGTTCGGTACACAACTGCAACTCGAGCAGAGTTGTTTTTCATTTTTCCCACATGTTTCATGTGAATCTCCTTTTATTGTTTTGGTCCTGCAGTTTGCTCTTCTGGCTTCTGCGGTGCAACAGCATTTAAGAAAGCATTTAATTTGTCAAATGCTGTGCCTACACCTGTAATCTCAGATGCACCAAATGCACCTCGACGAACTGCTACATCGACGATTGCACGTAAATTTGCAAGATCGGTAACAGTTAGTTCTGGTTGTGCAGGTGCAGAACCCTGTCCTTCTACTTCAGTAACTTGTGCGTTAACTTGTTCTTGATTATCCATTTTTAAAAATCCTTTTGTTTATGTAAATGTTGGCAACCCAAAGATAGCATGGTCAATTCTTTAGGATCTTCCATTCCTATTTCAGTAATAAGAATCATCTTCCTAGTAGAATCTAAACCGTAATTCACTTGAATTGCGTATCTGCTATTTAAGTTGAACTCAATCCAATGCTCTACAGCTTTGGTATCAAATTTATGGTCAATTTTAATTTTGGAAAAATGCTCTGGAATAAAGGATAGTTTCCTAAATCCCAAAACATTTAAAGCATTAACTGATCCTCTATTTAAAGCCATAAACTACCTATTTTATTTATGATAGGCAGTCTGGCCGAATGGTGCAATAATGGCATCGTTTCCGTGAATGATAAACAGCGTATCACAGTAATCTTCATCACCCCAGCTACCGCAAGGATATCCGTCTGTGAACATGATAAACTTTTTAGGGTTAATATCGTTGTCTTTCATAAACTGCCAATTGGCTTCAAAGTCAGTGCCACCACCGCCTTGACATTCGTAATCGTTGATCTCGTCTGCAATGTCGCCAGTAAATTGTTTGTATCCATAAACATCTGTGTCAAAGCACCAAATGTCTAATTTGAAGTCTTTGTATTCATCCATAATACCTTTAACTTCTGACAAAAACTCTTTAGCCATTTTATCTGAAATACTACCTGACATGTCAATGGCCACACTCACGTCAATAGTTTCTTCGTTCATCATGCCTGGCAAAATAGCGCCACATTGTTGACTCTTGCGGTTAGGTCGCGCAAAGCTAAAATTGCTCTTAAGAATACTTTGGATATTCATACGCAACAGTTGACGCCAGTCCATCTTTGGCTCGGTGAAGTCTTTGATCATTCGAGCAATTGCCGCCGGCATTTTACCAGCACCGGCACTCTGCGCCGCCGCAACCATTGCTTCTTTGATCTCGTCACGGATCTGTTTCTTTTCTTCGGCAGTCAGCTTAGGACGACCTTTACCCTTGCCTTCTTGATCATCTTCGCCGTCTCCTCCGCCTTCACCATCGCCTTCACCATCTAAGTGTTCGTCGAGCAGTTCGCCGAGTTGGCTCAGATCAATCTTTTCAGCCTTTTCGTACAGGTCTGCATAGATTTGTTCGTAGGACCAACCACGGTATTTGTCGTCTTGGAAAATTTTAATAAAGCTAGGCACTGACCCAATTCGCTCGTCTTTAAGAATTTGATTTGCGGCAAAGTCTGCGGCAATGTTTGATAACTGCGGATCGCGATTATCGCGTCGACCCATATGGTCAAATACGTTATGTAGGACTTCGTGTGCAAAACCAAACTCTGCTTCTTTAGGAGTGAGCTTGTTTACAAAACCAAGGTTGTAATAAAAATTACGACCATCTGTTGCCAATGTAGCACACCAGTCACTGGCTTCTATCATTTTCATTCGAGTAGCAAGGTTACCAAAAAACGGATGGCGGAGCAACAGGCCAACTCGTGCGGTAATTAGTTTATCAAGAATTTTAGCTTTTTCGTTTTCACTAAAAGTCTTGCCTAGCCAATCTTGTTTCTTTTGTTTCTCTTGTTTCATTACTGCGGACATTTATTACTCCTAGTTGCGATAATACTATTATACATTCAATTTATCAAAAGAGCAAGTAAAAAAGGCCCCTAAGGGCCAATTTTAACCTTCCATTGCTTGGATAATGTACTTACCGTATTTGTCGTGGAACTTGTCAAAGTTAGCCAATTTGCTAGCATCAAACGGCAATTGATAGTTAGTCAACGCAACCTTAGCACCCATAACAACCAATTCGGTTGGGAAATTATCCATCATAAAGCCAAAGAAGTTGTCTGCCATAGCATCCCAATCTTTGGTCTTTTTACGATCTGCTTCTTGAAGCTCGTAGCAAAGACTAATAGTCAAAGAATACATTGCAGAGATTTCTTTGATATCAGACTTCTTAATTTTGCCTGCCAAAATATCTTCTGGCTTAGGCATCTGTTTTGCTACCTTGCGGTGAGCCATAAACTTAACAGCAAGACCTTCACCAACAGCACCTGCAATCAAATCAGTCAATGTGTTTTCTGGAACATCATCTTCTTCCAACAACTCAGACACAAAGCTCCAAGAGCGAGGAGTAGCAAAAGAGCGTGAGCTAGACTTTGGATCAAAGTCATACAAGTCTTGCTTGGCAAAGCCAACATAACCAACAACCTGCTCATGAATGCGGTTGTTAACAGCCCACTGGTGCCAATCTTCAAAGTCAGTGCGGAGTTCCAAGTGCAAGAAACGATTAGCCAACGGAGCAGGCATACGATAAGTAACACCCTTGTCAGTTTCACGGTTACCTGCGGCAACAATGCTAACACCTTTTGGAAGAATGTAAGTACCAACACGACGATTCAATACCAATTGGAAAGCCGCTGCCTGTGTAGCAGGAGCCGCAGAGTTCAACTCGTCTAAGAACAAGATAGCAGTAGACTCTGGATCTGTGGGCAATTCTGCAGGAGGAGCCCAAGTCATTGTATTTGAAGTGGCATTGTAATATGGAATGCCTTTAATGTCAGTAGGTTCCCACAAACTCAGTCGAACGTCGATAACTTCACGACCGGATTCATCGCCCAGTTGTTTAACGATATCGGATTTACCAATACCGGGAGGACCCCACATAAAAACTGGACGTTGCTTTTTCAAACATTTACGAATAGCTGCCTTAGCTTCGTTAGGGCCAACTGTGCGATTTGCGGAAATTTCTTTTGACATAGTGTGCTTTCTTTAAAAATACTGTGAAAGGAATTTGTTTACAGTGTTAATATTGTAGCAAAGATCTGCTGTCTTGTCAAGATGTTTTTTGTTTTTCTGTGAATCTTTTTTGGGCTCTGTGGAATTTAGCAATGTTGCCAGAAAACAACACTAATTGGACAGCCATTCTTTCTCCAAAAACCCAAATTTTCCGGTTAGTTATGTAAAACGGACAATCTAAATTTTGGTCTATCCAGAGTAGTAATTCGTTAGTGACTACTAACGGTTCGTCAAATTTGAGTTCGTATGATTTAATGTCTGCCTGTTTTAGGCATTCGAACCCTTGCTCAGTGAGTCTAAGCCCACCTTTTTCTTTTTTTCTTGGGTTTACCCACCAAGTTGGGATGGTTTTTTTGATTCTTTTTTCGTCAACAACTAGCCCTGTTGATTCTAGTACCGCTTTGGTGATATCATACTTGGGATTCATCTGTGACTTTTTCGCCGGTGCTTAATTTAAAAACGGCAAAGTCAGCAGTGTTGAACAATTTATTGAGTTTTTCTGCTAGATTAAATGCGTGACCACTATTTGAAAAACTTACCTTTTTGTATTTAGGTCCTAATTGTTGTGCAACAATGCTACTGGTTTTTAAATTAATTGGTTTATCTTGATAGAAGACTGCCCAGATGGCATCAGCCTCCAAAACCATGTCAGTCTTGTAGGTTTTTTTATTTGTAACTTCTAATAAAACTTTAGGTTTTGGCCTACTCATAAGTACGTATCTCCGAAAAGTGCGTACTTATTTATCCGCTTTACTTAAAATTTACCACCGTCAACTTTGACTTCGATTTTGTTATTTTGAGAAGAATTAGTTACAAGTTGATCTAACTCTCCTGCTAGGCGTGTCATTACTACACTAAGACTGTTTTGTAGATCTGTAGCTTCTTTTAAGGTCAAATTTACAGTTTTTTGATTGCTTTTGATCGCAATTCTGGCCTTTTCTAAGAAATCTTCTATGGGTAATGTATTGAGCTGTTTCATGATTTATTAACAGTATTCAATGTATTTCGCATTTCGGTTTCTGTTTTAAAAGGACCGTGGAATGGATATCGTTCTAATGTAATCAACTTAGGACAGAAACTTTTAACCCAACCTTTACGGAATTTGATTACATAGTAACCTGCACAATATTGACTTTTACTTTTTGCACTTTTTGCGTAAAGAGGAAGACGTTTCTTTAAATTGTAAACAGGTTCGTAGGGTTTTGAACTACACGGATATCCGTAAATTGTATTGCCGTAATCAATAGGTTCAGGTTTTTGTGTTTGTTCCGCAACCGAAATGTTCAGTTCGTCTTTAATTTCTTTTAGACTTTTAAATTCAAATTTTTGACCTTTACGCAAAAATGCGTAACCTTTTTTGATCTTAGAAATGGAACCAATTTTTTTACCGTGGTCCTCTAAAATCCACTCCTTGTTAGGAATAACAGCTTTCGACGTTACATTCATTTTGTCTACCTTACACTTAATAGTTTTATTTGGGCATGTATCATGCCGAATATCTTGCATTAAGAGGTTCGGCATAGCTAGTAACTTGTTCGCTAATTTTTTGCAGATCATATTCGGCGCAGTATTTTAGCAATCGAACTCCTACTTGCGGAATATTTTTTTCTGCTGTAACTGCTGTGGCAATTGTTTCCGCCATCTGTACCTTTACATCATCTGGCTGGGCAGTGAGATCGCATAGTTTAACATTTCGAGTGTAGTCATCGATTACTCGATGTTCGACCCCTTCGTGGTCAGACCACTTTTGGAGCATCATATTGTTCCAATTGTACCCCTTGCTGTTTCTATCGGCAAAGGCTTCACGGAGACCAATCTTATTCTTTGTCCCTTTCTCGCGTACTCCCGGATAAGCAGAGAAGATGTTGTCGGAGGTGTCGCCACGCATACACTTCTCAAAGAGTAGCCAAGCAGGGTCCGGCTCGGGCTTTGGCAACATAGTTTTCTTATCAACGACACGCTTGCCTTTTTCATCAAAGTATCCTTCATGTGTGGTTGTAATCTGCATTACACCGTTGTATTGTTTGACGTTGGGTGCAATCAATTGTGCGAAATCGCCATCTGTGCTGATAATCACGTGAGTATCTTCTGGATGACTTTGTATCCAACCTGCAATTAAATCATCAGCTTCTAGATTAGGATGTTGTAGTACGGTACAGTTTGTCTTATTTGCAATGAAGTCTTTGAACTGATCAAACGTTTCCCAAAACACTCGATCTTCTTCTGCTTCGCGTGGGCTTTGTGCCGCACGAGCTTCAGTCCGCTGGCGCTTGTAAGGAGCATAAAAGTCCTTTCGCCATGAGCGACCTTCTAGAAAGAATACAACATGACTACCATTAAAATCTCGCCACGCTTTTCTCACACTGCCGAGTACGGTTGCAATACTCATACCTACTTTATCTTCTAGACTGCCACGAATAACGTGCCGCGCCCTAAAGAAAGTATTTGCAGTATCTACTAGAATATATGTTTTAGCCATTAAGATATTTCCGATCTACCATCACCTAAGTTATTAACATTAATAAACCCGCTCCCCCGTCGGTCCATATTAACACCTGCTTCGGAACCTACATTTCGACAAAGTTCTTGAAACCATTGATCTACAACTGCTTCTTCCGTTTCGCCTATGTATCCCGCTTCTCTTAATTGTAACACAAAGTACTCATTCCAGTCAAGCTCAAAAAATCCGTTGCGGATGTTGTCTTTGTTTACGTGTGTGTCTAATACAGCAACCCAAGGTTCTTTCTTTTCTGTAGCAAGTTCTTTTGGGTTTAGCAAAGCAAGACGTTCTTTTTCTTTAGCTTCATCAGCTGATGCTACTGCAATAGCTGCCTCGGCCTCTGCTTGCACTTTTAATTTTGTAGCTTCCGCAACTTCTGCTTCGATTTTATCGATACCGAAAATCTTTTTAATAAACTTATTCATATTAAGTTCCCCATTCGTTTTTAAATAACGGTACTTGTAATCGATCGCTGTATCGAAGACCGTGCTTCATAGCCGCTAGTGCTACTGCTTTATTATTTAATGCGTACACAGACTCTACTCCGCCGACTGGCATAAGATAGACTGGACCTTGCAACCCTGCATCTCTGTACTCTTGTGTAGCTTTTAATGCATCTTGAATATCTTCTTCTGTGGATACTACAAACTTCAGGTACACATATCCGTAGTTTTCATAATCTACAACAACTTTAGGCTTGATAGCATCTTTCCAAGGCTCGCCAGCTGCCGGAAGTTTAGCACTTACACTGAATGTAAATTCTGTGTGACCACTACGCATTGACAGATATTCTTTGAACTTTTCTGTAAGACGCATTGTGCCATTAGTTTCGAATGTAATATCTTTACATCCTTGCATACACGGTTGTTCTAACAAAGCTGGATACTGCTTTTGCCAGCCTAGCAAAGGTTCGCCACCAGTGATAACAAGATGTTCCTCTCGCCATTCCATGTATGGTAGTGTAGCAACAATGTCTTTAGCTAGTCCTTCAACTTCAATCATTGGACTTAGATCTTTAAATGCAGGATGCCAACTTGCATAACTGTCACAGCCTGTACTGACTAGTGGCAGTGATTTGTATTCTGTAAACGGTGTAATCATTGTATGCTGTGCCGCAATGTCTGTTGCTTCGTGACTTAGTTCGCCACGTGGCATACCAAAACCTTGACAGGTAAAGTTACAGCCGTATGTACGTAAAAACACACTAGGGACGCCCATAAAACGTCCTTCGCCTTGGATGGAATAGAATAATTCCGATACTTTAATTTTGCTCATAATTAGGAAACCTTTGAGGATGATAAGTAATTGTAATATTATTATTTAGATCTGTCAACCACCTTGAAGAAAAATGTCTATTCTTAAAACCAAAATCATTTGGAACTTACATGACTATTGCACAGCGGGTTGCACATATTGTCCTGGAAATTTAAGTGGTGGTACAACTCCGCCCGAAATATTCAAATACATAGAAGTAGCCAACCGTCTTATTGATCATTATGCTTCTTTAGGTAGAAAAGTTGATTGGATATTTAATGGCGGAGAACCTTTAGAAATGTTTGATTTTCCGGAGTTTCTAAAAGTTTGTAAAACAGAAGAATCTTCAATTGTATTAGCTTCTAATGGTGGAAAACTTTGGATGGACTGGTGGGCAATTGAACCATACATTTCACACCTTTCGTTGACCTATCATTATTGGCAAAATCCTAATCTCATTAGATTTATTATTCAACTGTTTAATAAGAACGGAAAATCTATAGATATCAAAGTTCCAATACGGCATGATTATTTTAAAGAAGATATGGCTCGAGCAAAAGCAATTGAAGAGGAATATGGATTTTATGGTGTTAAACAATCTCTTTACATTTTAGCAAATACATCTGCAGGTTTTATGAATTATTCTAAAGACGATCTAGTTACGTTGATTGGACAACCCTATGCTGATCAAAATGAAGAATACAAAACTGTAACGTTTAGTAAGCGATCAGAAGAAATTAATAACGGTGGTCCTGTTTTTTCTGGAATGAAATGTATGGGCGGGATTGAAACATTGCACATTGGACACACTGGATGGGTTAGCGCCAGCCAATGCAATAATATTTCTTTAGGAAATATTTGGCATGGACTTAATCTTCCAGCAGGACCTCAAATATGTGGGATGCAATCTTGCATACACCCGGAAGATCATTCTCTCACTAAGTATTAGTGTAGATATCGAAAACAATATTAATTCTATCGTTAGTTGATAGATTGGTTTCTACTTCATGTGGTACCCAAGCTGGCCACAGAATTAAGTCTTTATTTTTTGGCCTAAAAGAAAAATCTCGAGTAAAGGGGCCTGCGGTATTGCAATCGGCAAGCATATTTGCAGGATTAATTAATCTTAAATTTCCTGTGTCTTCTGATTGCAGATAATACACTACGCTGAAATTTGCTTTTTTATGATTGTGCAACACGTTTCTGCTTCCGGGGGAATTAACGTTTGTCCACATCTCTATTTTAAATTGCTCTTTGGGAAGATCAAAAACGCTGTCAATAGCACGATAATATTCTTGTGCATTGACAGCGAGTTGAAATACTTTTTCTAATAACCAATTTATTTCATTCCACTGTTTACTACTTCTCCAGCAACCGTCATTAGTCATAACAGTAGCAGGAGTTATTGCTTTTTCTTTTTTTATCTGTAATAGAAGATCAGATACTTGCGTACTATCTCCTACTTCAGATACTGTAAAGATGTCGGAATGAAATAATGGTATTCGGTTCATAGAAAAGTAATTAGTCCAGCCGTTACTAACATTAGACCTCCCCATGCACCTAATGCTTTGTAATAGGTACCGAAGGGTGTTCCGAAATAACGATTACCAATCATCACACATTTGTGAGTTGGGCTTAATAAGTAGCCAGCAAAGTCAATGGCAAAAAACCATAAGAAATACTCTTGTCCAAAGACTTGAGCCATTAACACAGCAATTGCAATAAATTTTCCACTGCTACCCATAAAGAAGCTGGCAACAAGACCAATGAGGCTGATGATTACTATGCCAACAAAAGTATGCGGATCAAGCACACTGGTCTTTAACATAGTTTGCCATGCGGCGTCATAGGTTTTCATGTAGTTTCCTAGCATAATAACTGCGCCAACCCAAGCTAATACATCCCAGCGAACGTAGCTCAATAATTTCTTAATGTTCCACTGTTGGCTAATGATGATGTAATACAGGGTTAGGAAACCAAAACAACCGACCATCCACTTATCATTGTAAATGTAAAGGCCGATTGCTACAAACATAGGCAATACATTTCGTAATACCGATGATAGTTTAAAGTTTCCTGGGGTGATCACTATTTCTTCGTTGTGTACTTGGCTCCAGATGTACCAAGTAATAAACGCAAAAGTAACAATCAATAAAGGCGCAACTAGGCCAAGCCATGCACCATAGGTTAGACCAAAAGCCGCAATAGGTAGGATAACTGTTTTCTCAAGAGGTGACCACAAGTAATAGTGGTGTGTACTCAAGTAATCAACAATACCCATCTTCTCACGACCGTGTCCGCACTTAGGTGCAACTGTATCAAGCAAACCTGCCGATACAGTGACTCGACCTTCGATTGGAAGAACTCCTCCAATCGCACTTAGGAGAACTACTACAAACTTGTTACTACGAAATGTATTTCTTACATAGGCAAATGCCGGGGCAAAGAGGTGATACTCTTTTGCTAGTCCGGCAGTGATCATAATGAAGAATATCATCCATAGATACGAAATGTTCTTTAACAGAACGTTTGTAATGAAGTCCATTTTTTCTCCTTAGAAATACGTCATTGGTATGACGCAATGATACTTAGCTTGACATCTTTTCTAAATTTTGAATATTGGACCACTGTTTGAGCTTTTCGATCTTTGCTAATTTTGCAACACGGAGATTGTCTAACTCAATTACACCTTTTGAGCATAGGATATCAATCATAGCCAACATATCGCCTAGTTCTTCTTCGAG